AATTCAAACAAAAATTTGACTCAAATTAACGACGCTTTAGTTTATAATATCAGACAATATCTACAAAAATATAAGATCATTTCAGATAGTATTAATATAATAGATGGATATATTATTAATATTGGTGTAGATTTTAAAATTTTAGTTTATAATAATTTTAATAAAAAAGAAGTTTTAGATCAATGTCTCCAAAAAGCTAAAGATTTCTTTAATGTTGATAAATGGTATTTTAATCAACCAATTAATATAAATCAATTTGAATTGGAATTGGCTAAAATTGAAGGTGTACAATCTGTTGCCGAAGTAAAATTTAAAAATCTTACACAAAATGATGGAGATTATTCACCGCATGAATATAATTTGTCCGAAGCAACTCATAATAAGATTATATATCCATCATTAGATCCGTCCGTATTTGAAGTAAAATATCCAGATAATGATATCAGAGGTGCAGTAATTTAATAAATTTATCATTAAAAGTCTTATAAATTTCATACTTATATTTATATAATAGAGTATGCACACATTTATATTTCCAAAACAAGACACATTCATAACTAATGAAACTGGTTATGCCGATAAAAATTTTGGAATTGACGAAATTTTAGAATTAAAAGCACAAAATCAATTAGTAAGTAATGTAACTTTTTACAGTTCAGCAAGTCTTTCTGGTAGTTACTCAACTTTTGATGTATTGAATTACACAGGAAGTATTTCTGGAAGTTATATATCAGGAGCCGCAGAATCATCAAACATATATGTTAGTGGATCATCACAATTCAGATCAACTAATTATAATGGATATGTATCAGGAACATATGGTGCAGGTATATCAATAACATCAAGTTTAACTAATTATAATGGTCCAGTAACAGGTAGTATTAGTGGAAGTATAGTAGGATCTTTCACTGGTTCAATTTTCTTTGCTAGTGGATCTTTAACTAATTTTGATGGTTGTATAAATGGAACATTACAAGGTACACAAAGCGTATATGATCCAATTACAAATTTTACAAATGATCCCGAATTTAGTAGAATTTTGATTCAATTCGATTTAACTTCGATTTCAAGTTCTCTTTTGTCGGGAGATATAAATAATGGATCTAAATTTTTCTTAAAATTAAAAGCATCTTCTACAAGTGAAGTGCCATTGGATTATAAAATATATGCATATCCAGTTAGCAAGAGTTGGGATATGGGTACAGGAAGATATGATACTGAAGGATTAGGTAGTTTTGGTGCTAGTTGGTATTATAATACTACACAGAATACATCTAGTTTATGGTACAGTCCAACCGCCTCTTCAGTTACATATAATTTCAGTGATTATTTATTGACATCAAGTTTGGGATCATCTTCATTCCAAAATGGTGGAGCTACTTGGTTTTATAATGTACCTTCAACATATTCGCAACCAACATCAAATACATCATCATCTTTTTATAACACTTTAAGTTCGTCTGTTTATATATCTTCGTTTTGTTCGTCGTCATTAAGTGGCAGTTCATTAATATGTTCACAATCATATTCTTATAGTACTTCTGATATTTATATGGATGTTACACCAATTGTTAAAGGTTGGATATGTGGATGTGTACCAAATAATGGATTTATTTTAATTAGTTCACTTGAATTGATTCAATCAAATGATATAAATTCTAGTATTAGATTCTTTAGTAAGGAAACAAATACAATTTATCAACCATATTTGGATGTAAAATGGGATGATAGTACATATTCATCAGGCAGTTTAATACCATTAACAGGATTTAATCCATATACAGTAGTTGTTAAGAATGTGGGTAGAGAGTATAAATTTGGAAGTATACCTCGTATAAACATATTTGCGAGAGAAAAGGCACCACTAAAGAACTTTGTTAAAGGATATCAACAAAGTCAATATTTAAGTTCTAGTTTGTTACCTTCTGATTCTTATTATGCTATTAAAGATAATGAGAGTGAAAATTTCGTAATTGATTTTGATGATTATACAAAATTAAGCTGTGATGGTGTAATTCATTATTTTAGATTGGATACAACTGGTTTACCTGTAGAAAGATATTACAGAATTTTAATAAAAACGGAAATTAATGGTGAAACTATAATATTTGATAACGGAAACATATTTAAAGTATCAAGATGAGTATACAATCACAAATTAATGATTTTTTATTGACAGGCCAATTCACTAATAATATTGATGAATTTGGTAATGTAAACTTATATGTTAGTTCAAGTGAAGCAAATGAACAATACATTGTATTTCCATTAATAAATTTTAATTATAAAAAAGATGAAATTGAAAATTTGTATGATGTAAATATCACTGAAATACAAACAGAAACTGTTGTTCAAAAACAAGTATTGGATCAAACATTCTTAAACGAATATAATAAAGTATTAAGTGAAAATCAAGATTTGAAGGAAAGATTAAATCAATTAGTTGATGAAGTACAATCTGATCCTTCCAAATCACAATTAAGTGCGGCTAGAGATTTAATAGTAGAATTAAGAATTAAATTAAAACAAGGAACTAAATCTGAAGATTTTTCTGATCAATTTCCATTTAATTTAAAATCTGAAAATGAATAATTTATGGCATTTCCATTTCCAACAATATCATCAAATAGTGGATCACTAAATAGTGGTTCTTACTTTTTACAAAACGATTTGGATACATTTGTTGATGTACCATTTCAAGAATATTATTTTGGAAATTCTGAACAAGATATTATTGAATTTAGTGTATACGATATCGATGGTAACATCAATATATGGAAATACTTGCCGGTGTCAACAACATATACTGTATTAAATAAAACATACAAAGATGTTGATAATAACACACTAACTTATAATTACAAACAATACAATAGCAGTTATACTATTGCATTCAATAAAAATATATTATTAAGTACACTCCAAGATTTTTCCGGTTCAAATATTAATTCCGGCAACCATGTTGCAAGTTACAATTTTATAAGAAATGTTGCTGGCAATCCCGATTATCAACTTTATATCAAAGAAATTTCTCCAAGTAGACGAGAAATTAAACTTACACCTTCATTCAAATTAGATTTAACAAGTGAAGAAAATATACTTACAAATCTTCAATATCAATCATTTGCAAGAAAAGCAGTATTGATTAGAGATACGATTCCTTTGTTTAATTACTTTTTGGATTCATATCAAATTTATAAAAACAGTGATTCATTAATTAATAATAATAGACCAATTTTTACATTATTAAGAACTAATTTTGGATTTAAATCTGATGCGGATATACTTGCATTTTTAGATGACACTTATAATGGATTTAATCGTCCTTATGTAAATTCTCAAAACGGACAATTGATACAAAATAGTTTTGAAGGTACTAAAAATTATATTAAAGATTGGTTGTATACTTACTACAAATCAATTTATTCATTTGAACAGATTAAAACTCAATTTAAGTACATAGTTCAAAAATCGATATCACTTAGATTAAATCAAATCAATTCTTATTATACTAGTAACATTGAATTAACAACGCAAGTTGAAAATTTTATTATAGATTTATTCTTTACAAATTTTATTTCAAATGTAGTTGATACTGTTCAAGTTTACCATGACAATAAATTATATGCATATTTGAAAAATGCATTGAATTTTGGAAACGACATATTTTATACAATATTAAATTATACATTTGTAGAAGAAAACGGTAATACAAATATAATTGTAAAATTATTTGATGAATTGCCATTAAATGTTTCGTTGAGAGATAAATGTTGGATATCAAATATTTCACTTGTACCTGCAATTCAAAAGTTTGTAATTAATGTTCCTGTAGTTAAAAGAAACTTTAGGATATCAGGTCCAAATTTCAAAGTACCAATTGATTCTTATAAGAGTGCGCCTGTTAATTATCAAAATTCCAATGATTTAAAATTAGATAATAATACAAGAAACGATGTTGAATTTTATAAGAAATTAAATAATCTTAATGTAGATTATTCGGATTTTTCAAATTTCATTGTATTCAGTTCTGCAGAATTGAGAACCAAGTTATTTTTAAACAAAGTAACCTCTATTAATCAACTCAATAAGTCAATTAATTCTATATTGACTACTCTATCCGCATCTGCTGCAAATAGTGCATCGTCTTATACATTATTAAGTTCGTATCCATTTATTAGTGCATCATATGCCGAAGAAGTAAATCAATACCAATCACAATTAAATACTATATTTAATTCGTTTGACGGGTATGATTCATATCTCTATCAAAATATTACATTGGTAAGTGGTAGTACAACATCATTTGTTAGTGGTGCATATGTACAAAACTACAATTATCCAGATTATATTGAAAATGCAATTGAATTTGACAAGAACAATAGAGATAGTCTTGTAAATAATACACCTGAATATATTCTTTTAGATGATAATAATACCGATTATTTGATATTCTTATCAATGATTGGTCATCATTTTGATAACATTTATTTGTATATTAAGAATTTCCCAACTCAACAATATGTTGAAAATAATTTGTCATCAAGTTATGTAAGTACAGTAGCAAATACATTATTACAACAATTTGGATGGAACCCAATTAGTTCATTTGATAATTCATCAATCGAAGCTAATTATTTGACGGGATCAAACGCTTATTCTGATTATGACAAATTAAAGATAATTTGGAATAGAATTCTAAAGACTCTTCCATTGATTTATAAGACTAAAGGAACCGAAGAATGTATTAGAGTAGTATCTAACATCTATGGAATTCCTCGTAGTCTATTGAATGTTAAGGAATATGGCGGTAATAAGATATCCGATGAAGACAATTCATCCTACACATATCAAAATAAATATTATTTTACAAAATATACTAGAAATGGGGATGCAATAGTAATTCCAGTATCCGGGTCATCCAATTATGTCAATTCAATCGAATTCAAATTTAGAATTGATTCTGATTATATATATCCGCAAAATACTAAAGTTTATTTGTTGAAAAGTGGAACTTCAAGTTGGGATGTAACAATTAAGAAAGAAGTAAAAGATACATTTGGAAAATTAAAATTTGATTTGTCTCCATCAGGAGCACCAACAGACTACATTGAAAGTGATTCTTTACCATTGTTTAATGGTAATGTATTCAATGTATTGATTAAACAAACCAACTTATCCGCAAGTTATGATAGTGGATCGGGAGGACAATTGCCATATCAATATTCATTGAGAGTAACATCTGTTGATAATGAAGAAATTATTTTTGATAGTAACAAATCAATTATTACTGCTACCGAAGCAATAAATTATTCATTTAACGACATTGGTTTACTTTATGTAGGAAATTATACAGGTGGAGGTAATTTATTCCAAGGAAATATTGATAAAATAAATCTATGGAAACATGAATTAGACGATGAATCATTTATAGAACATTGTAAGAATTTTGATTCATATAAAACTAACGATGATAGTACAACTTATGATAATTTGTATTTTAGATATAGTTATGATTATCCAGTTAATATGTACACTGGTTCATTCTTTATTGTAAGAAATGCAAATAAATTATATTCACAATATAGTGCATCTGCATATAACTTTGCACAAAATACTACAACTCAATCGAATTGTTTAACTGTTTCCGCATCACTTTATCCATATCAATTTGATGAAATTGAAATTAATCAAAACATTAAATTGGGACAATATGGTCCAAATAAATTTAAGAATACAAAGATTAATAAAGCAACACAAACAGTTGAGGCTAGATTAATGTCTAATGAAACTAGTGTTGTAAATAACTTAGTAACTACTGATTCAAATTTATTAGCAGTCTATATTTCTCCATTTAAAGTAAGAGATGATGATATTTTGAACTTTTTGGGTGAACATGATATAATGGACTTGATTGGTAATCCATCTAACATTTATTCTGATAATTATGAAAGTTTACAAACATTAAGAGACAATTATAACAAGTATAATTTATCTGAACAAGTTTTGTATCAAGAGTTTATGACTCTATACAAAAACTATTTTGACGGTTCTTTTTTTGAAACAGTAAGACAATTACTTCCTGCAAGAAGTAAAGTTATAGATGGTATATTAATCGAACCTAGTCTTTTGGAAAGAAATAAATATCAAAATCTTCCTATAGACAGTGCTATTGCATATGATTTAAGTAGTTCTTATCAACCATTAAGAAATTTTTCTGCATCATTTGAAAGAAATTATAGAAGTACTAGTCAAGTTAATTTAAGTAAAAATGGATTAAACTTCCCATTAACTTCTTCTACATATGGTTCATTGACATCATCAATGCATCCCGCATCATATACATCTAATAATTACACAACATTCCAGTTCTCTAGTTTAAATTATGATAAAAGATTGAGTGTATTTGATATTAGTGGATCGTTTTTTGATAGATATGAAAGTAATTATATCTATAGAAACAATAAAAAAGTGTATTTATTTGGTAGAAACCCAAATACTAATTTGGAAAATTCTAGCAGTAAGTTCGTAAATACATATTCATATGTAAATACAAATTCGTCATCTTTATTTAATACATATGATAACAATTCATCGGTTTTTGATGTTGAATCATATCCAGTAGGACATTATTCATTAAAGAGAAGAATTTCAAGATTTTCAACTAATCAATATTTCGTAAATTCACCAACTGGTTCGTTTTATAAAAAATCTAGTCAAACTAGATATACAACTGTAGATGATAAAGGTAACAGTGATAATTCATCTCCAATTGAAAGAACTCAAATAAATCTACAAGTTTCTGAAAATTCATTGATTAGTTCATAAAAAAGATTTAATGAATAATATTTATTGATAAATATACTTATATTATATGGCATATCTAGATAACAAAACAATAACAGTTGATGCGATTTTAACCCAAAAAGGTAGACAATTGTTAGCAAAGAACGGTTCTTTGAATATTACATCATTTGCACTTGCGGATGACGAAATTGACTATAACTTATATAATTCAACACATCCACTTGGTAGTGCATTTTATGATATAGCTATTAGAAATACACCTGTGTTGGAACCATTTAGTGATGAAACACAAGTAATGAAATATAAGTTGGTAACATTACCGTCAGGAGTAACAGCAATCCCAGTAATTTCTATCGCACAAACGAGCATTGTAACAGATAGACTAAACACAAGTGAATTTATAATTTCACCAAGTACTAATCCTACATACAACACAACATTGGGATATACTGCTATATTGGGTAATAAAAATGCAGGAACATTGTTGGTAAC